CTTGGAACTGTGGGGCAGAACCTTACACAGATTAAAAAGATGTGAGAAAATTCCACGCCCTTTCGGACGCTTAAAACTCACATCAAGACCTGCTTAACGTATAAATATGTATAAATATAATATAAAATATGTAACATGAACAATAAAATATATAAACATAAAGATTCTAAACTCCCGAAAGAGGAACATGCCTCACCCATGTTCTAGTGTGTTAGTCTTCACCTTACGGTTTGAACTCGTGGTAGCGCTATTTCTTCTATTACCTGAAAATCATCGCCTACAGCGACATACACGGCCAGTGAGATAGGAAAATCGTTCCTGTTCTGGACTGTCAATGGAATCAAATTCGTATAGCCAAAAACCCTACTCGATTGTATTCCGTGAATGTCATAAGAGCGTGTGCTGTAAAAAGGACTTCTGAAGTGAAGTCCGGGCATATGATCCGAGTGGTAAATCTCAACGCCTAATTGTCCTGGGCGCTGGTACTCACTCGTACTTGGCACAGTCGCGCGCCTAGGTCGATGCACCTCAACCGTTACGTTTTTCGCATCAGTGCGAATGAAACGGTGCATCGACCCTCTCGCCCCCAAGTAAGTTCTCAACACGAACTCCAAAGGAGTCACTCGAGCCCTTTCAAGGGGGGTACAATAATGATTGATGGCAATAAGAGTCTCTCCAGGCTGAATCGTGTAAATAACTTCCAAAGTGTAAAACTTCAGCATCGGACGAAAAGACTCTATCATCTCTCCTGCATAAACTCGTGAGATGCGATTGTCATCAAATCGTGTGCCCACTTGTAGGGTAGGACACTCACCCATGTTCGACTGATTGACCGCGGCAGGATAGCTGGATCCCAAAAACCATCCATCTGAGTTCATCTTGACTCGTTGCGCTCCCTCAATCACCTGTGTGGTCACAACTGAACCGTTCCAGATCCAGTTAGTACCACCATGATCAGCCCCCGTACACGGAGACTTGCGTACTTTCAGATCATAAGTGCCCGCCGCTAACCTTCTGGCCCGGAATGGTATCCCGTGTACCATAATTTCTTCAACGACACCCGCGCTCATCCTATTCTCGGCCATATCCCATGCCATTGTGTCTCCTCTGGGATACGAAATCCACACTTCATCCAAAATATACTCACTATCCAAGGCAAATGCTTTCGCCGCTTTGTTGTAGGAAACTTCACTGTTTGTAGTTGTGACAATAGTCTCACTCCCGCTCTCATTGATAAATCTAAGAGTGACGGTTGTCTTGTTGACACCATCAAAGTAAGCCATTGTGTAGTGGGCATAGTTTCCGGGTGAAAGTTTGTACGTCAGCATGCCATTGGGAGTGACCGTCATTGTGATCTTGCCACCACTACGCGCCTGAATTCCAGCGTGGAGCACATCAACTTTGGTCATCACCGACACTTCGCAACTATGAGTCGGTTCCGGCGTAGGATCCAATCGTGGTGCTGCGCTGGGAACACCAGTTGGCGGTACAGTCTCCGTGCGTGTTGGTGTCTCTGTCGGTGGTACAGTGTTCTTGAAAGTGGGATATTGTGTGGGCGTCTGAGTTGCGGCCATGCTAGGATCTTGCGTCGCAGCTGTCCCAGCAGTCGGAGATTGTGTTCCGAAAAAACTCAAGAAAGACGGGAATGCTGTTGGTTCAGGAGCGACCACACTGGGTTGTGTCGTCTGCACCGGTACACTCGCTGAAGTAAACTCCGTAACAGCGTAATCCGCGTTTGGATCACCCACTAGCCCTTGGAGGGCGTCGGTCTGTCCTACACTCAATGTACCAATGTTTGTCTCATGAACAAATTCCTCCTCGTACAAATGTGCATGTGGAGCAAAAAATCGCAAATTTGGGCAGCGTGCGGAAACCAAAATGTCTATCGCGGAAAACGAATCTGTGACAGTGGTCAGTGGCGTCTCAACACGCACACTGATAATGCCATTGGTGTATTCTTCGTACGCTTGATCCCTGTCCTGCTCGCCCATACGTCTGCATCTAAAAGCTCCGAAATTCTCTGAATGGCCGACTTTGACAATGAACTCGTTTGTGTCTCGTAAATCCACGATCATAGTCCTGCTTGTATCTGGAGCAACATTTGTCGACACAGGGTCATACCCAACAAGCAACTTTCCACCAAACCGGGGAGTTGACACGATCTTGAAGTGATACTCCATCTCACCAGCCCAGTAGGCAAAGAAACTCTGAACGGCAGTCCAGGGAGGAAAGTAATAAACGTCTTCTCCTCCCGACGATCTGATCGCCATCTCAGGATGCACAGCCCGTGCGAACAACAATGTACCTCTAGCTTGCATCGTCGATACAGTAAATTTGTCAAAAAGTCTCCATCTCGAGAAAAGTTGGCTGAAATGCAAGGGCTCAGCGATCTGATGCGATTTTTCTACGAACATGGGGGACACTGTTTGATTCTGATATAGTGACAATGTCCTCCCAGGACCATCACAATCAGCGACCACTAGTGGCATCGACATCATTGGTACATATGCGGACGTTGATGGTGTCAGATTGCGTGAGAACCCAAAAGTTCTCGCAACGCCCTCACCCAGACTACTCATTTTGGAGATGATCTCGCTGGGTAATTGCAAAGGAGAACCTTCAAATATTCTACTTGCTGTCTCACCGAAAACCGATATTGTGTGCAAAGCGTTGCTCACCGGTTCACCCATGTTGGAATGGTTCACGTCTACAGCGCTTCTCAAATTTTGCGGAACTCTACTAGTTGCTGCACCAAACTGCACATTCTTCAAGCAACCATACACCCCGATCGAGATCGGTTGATTCAAATCAAAGGCATGTCTCAAAGGTGTTGCCATGACCGCTTGAATGCGAGGAGCCCACTGCTCGAGCTGTTCTACCGGAATTAGCTCCTTGTTACAATGCCAAGGCACCAATAGTTTGACGTTTCTTTCTCCAGCACCTATGTTGATGTCCACATGCTGTCTACCTGACTGTCTACACAACCTCTCAAGCAATGGTGCGTCACTCGGCTCGCGGATAGAAGTCACTAACGGTATCGGCAACACGTCAACGCGCACCAAACCGTAGTGCGCATCAGACGCTGACACTTGAAACCTGAGCTCTATGTCAGCGCGCAGCCCATACACTCCCAACAACCTTCCGGCAATGATGTGAGATCCAAACAGTCGATTAGTACTCATGAACCTAGTTTCAGTCGATGGAGAAATGATGAATGTGCCCATGGACACCTCTCTGTCAAGTCCGTATTGAGACGTAATGTGCTGAAATGCTGGTACACCAACCGCGGTGTTAGTGTCCGCAACGTTCTGATGCGTTTCGCTTCTGTCAACGAACTCGGTCACACCTTGCTGTTCTACTCCAGTGGGCTCGGCCAGGTCAGGCTCTCCCATATTGCTGGTATTGACACGCATGTAACTAAGAATTTCTTCCTTGTCATGATATACGTGAAGATACTCTGGCGGACAGTCGTCGGTCCATGGGTGACAGTGCCCTGCCAAAATGGTGACTCTTTGTTCATAAGACAGCCTCATGGACTCTGGTACTGTGACATCAAACTTCGCCAAAACCCTCACAAACTTACGCTGGGCCAACTCATATGGCTCCGGCCCGTGAAGGCACAGTTCGTTCAGCATTGAATCTATTTGTGAAAAAGTTTGATCTAAGAAGAAAACCTCGCGCGAACGCAGAATTGTGGCCATGGGTCGAAAGATTGAGGATGGTTGCAATACTCCGACAGGAAAACCAAAACTTGGATGGAAACGAGTTCTCCTCTTCAAATAATCAATCTTGTTCGGATCGGAGTAGTCAGTGATCGTGTCACTCTTGTCAGGGCTGGTCACCTTCATGCCAAACTGAAACGCTGCTTCCGCTATGTGCTTGCACGTGAATTTTCCACGGAACTCTTCCGTCAGTGAAGCAGTCAAGTCATCTCCAAGACCACTTGAACGACCCGCCTCGTAAAAAGTGCGTGTGTCGATCTTTGGCTTCAAAATCTTCATATACCAAGCGTACTCTAGGACAATAAGAACTGCAATGGCGCCAAAGGCTGCCGTCGGAGGAATACCACTAGGCCACATAGACTGCAAGAAAACGATATTGCCTTTCATCAAAATCGGTGTGTTCACGCAACAATAATACAAGCGTTCCAGGAAAAGACACTCTTCCGATCCTAACTCATACCCATAAAGAGCACATGCGCACATTACAAAAATTTTTCCAGTGCGCTCGCGTAGCTCAATGTAATGGGTTAAGTCAAAAGAACCGAAATCCAAGTCGAGAGGAAGACGCCCTGTCTCATGGATATAACCTATTGCCTCTCCCCAGTCGCGGGAAAACGGAGACACGCCAACTGCGTTTCTGAACCTCCTCGGGTCAGACTGCATGGCATCTAAAACTGGTCCCATGAACATGCTGAAAACCACATGCGCAACAACACACGGCGCTTGAAATACCCTAGGTGTTTTGTGTTTCCCTTCAGGTCTCCCTTCGTCTTTGATTGACGCCTTGTAAACGTTGCCCGGCAATTTTCCATCTCGAATCTTTTGTATAAACAACTTCATTTCCTCATCATACGTCGGAGTGAATTCATATCTCCCGTTAACCTCACGCAGCGCATCCATCTTCTTCCCATTATATGGATAGCCGCTACTAGTGTCCTTACGCATAGCGCTGCGATACGGGTGACCATCAATTCCATTTATGACCTCGTCCGCTGTGTACGGGCGAGTCACCTTTCCTTCAAATTCGGTTTTCTTGATGAGTGAACTCAGAGTGCCACCGAGAGTCATAGTGACTTCGTTGAGTACGTTCAAATCAGGAGTAGGGCCTTCAAAATTCGACAAACCCATAGCCGTCCTAATCACCTTCGTGTTTGGTTCGGCTGGGAGCAGATTCGGCACAATGAATTCCTCTTCAAACGCCTCCCTCCAGGGATGGACTTGTGTTTTGAACTTCACCGTCTCTTGCACCGGGACATCTCCACAGTAGTCAATCTCAGCCATCTCTGGAACATCTGGCATAAAATTCACGGGAGACTTTGGATGTGGATCCGTTTGAAGGTTTATACGTGGATTGAGCCCATCATAATCTGCTTTGCACAGGGTGGGAGTCATAATAGACATCTTTTCCACTAACCTCGCATACCTATCAGCCGTAACACAACTAAAACCACTGTTGCCGAGTGCTTCGTGCCTAGTGACCAAAATCCCCGCAATGGCGGATCTCTTCTCATCTCCGCAGAAAACAGCTAATCCACAATCCCCGCGATTTGTGAGTTGGTTGAAAAAACCTAGCTCCACGTAACCTGCATCGCTCGTAAGTTCCTTATTGTATCTGGATATTGTAGATGTCATGGTCTGTTTTCCTCCCGTGAAATATTCAATACTCGTATTCACTGGAATTGGTTCTTCTGGAAAGTAAGACTCGAGATTACAGCAATCACCAAAGACACTGACGTCCAGTAAACTCATGTCAATGTCAAAATCGAAGACAGCATTCTTTCTGTAAATCGTTTTCCTGGCTGTTGCCGATCCGCTCGTGAAGACACAATCCGCACTCTCACCGTACACTGTCCAATAATGCGATGGTAAGAGAATCCTTCCTTTAGAAACTCGGAGCGCAAATGCTGTGCACTTCGTCTTGAGATCGTAAATGGTAACCATGTTACTCGCCAACTTGTCTCTCAGGGCGTTCAACGGGGTACCAAAACTATGCTTTCCGAGCGACATCTTTGCTGGAGGTACTATCTTCCAAGGCTTCTCAACCGCCATGATCTCTTTCCTCTCGTCGACTGAAATAGGAGCTTGGGCAGTCAGCATGTTGCTAACATTCGTTGTCACCCACTTCGAAAGAGGTTTGCGTGCCTGATACGTTGCTGCGAGCAACACGCCAAGAGACATTCCGCAAACGGCAGTCACGCCCCAAAACACCTTACCATCAGGATTGGTGAACATCGGAGTAACAATCTTGCCTCGTGACTCTCCTGGCTTCGGGTCTGCTCTCTGAATCCATCGGTCACTCAAGGGGCGAATAACATTGCCAAACCCATAAAGCACAGGCGCGAAAAAGTTCATTTCCTTATAGGCCTTGTGAATCCTGTGATCAAACCCTTCGGGATACATCCAAATCAGGTGATCTCCTATCATCTCTTTCTTCCTAGGTCTACAGCATCGTTCGTCTGCTAGTTCCTCTTCAGACCATTCTCTCTCGCGTGGTTCAAAAAATCCGTTCGAGTCATGTACCGCTTTGAATTCTAGGCCTTCCCATTCTGCTGGCTTTTTGCACTGACATTGCTTCTTGTTGTGATTGCATGCACACATGTAGTCATCTGTTCTATTGCTCATTTGTTTATGAGAATGAAGCGTGTGCAAGCGATAGGCTTCGAGAGTGCGTATTCTAGCCTGAAGACCTGTTAGATCTTTAGCAACGATTCTCCAATTTTGTCTCGAATGGTCCCATTCGCAAATGTCATATGTGCAATACTCTGGCCAAATTCCGGGCTCAGCTGGTTGGTCCTTGTATCCAACGGGCGCTCCACTGCTGTCAACTTCTTTTGGTTTCGTGTGGACAACAAACGTAAGTCTACCCATTGCTGCGTCTAATTCGGTGACATTCTTCGTCATACCGAACCGTGGATCATTTGAAGACAAGAGTATCACATTCGCGAGATTAGGGTGTGTACCCTTATCATCAACTCCTGCTTTGTCAAACGATGTCACCATCGAATCGGCGTAACGTTGGATAAGCGCGGCAGGACACTGATTCTTGTCGTCAGTGTCGAAGTAGGCAATGTCATTGATGGTAAGCGCAAAATCAGTACCCTTGCAACACGAATCGTACTTGTCAGTAACTGAAATTGAACCACACGTTCCTGTTGTCTCACCGTAGATTTCAGAGTAAATCTTCATCATAGGTTTCCAAATCTCAGTCGTTATGGTTGTTTTACCAGTCTTCGTCGTGCCAAAAATTCCAAACACAAAAGGGCGTGGTTTGAACTTTCCGATCATTTCCTCAGCCGATAACTTTGCACCTTTCAGCGTCATCTCGGATATTCGCCGATGTACTTCCTTACGCACCGCATCCGTTACACCTTTCTTTGCGATCAGGCTTTTCAAATGATCCTTGTACGACTCAATATCGACGATCAGTTGGACCAAATTCTTGCACTTGTAAACATGGGCTATTCTTTCATTCAGCTCTATGTATCGAAAATCGTCCAAGCTAAGACCTGACATGATCTCTGACAAGCTCTTCCCTTCGGATATACCTACCAACACCATTGTCGTCTTTATACCCAAGACTATGATCGCGGATCCGAATTCTAAACTTTCGACTGTGTCCAGGAGACCCTCCCAAACGTTGTCAATTTCTTTCGCTCTTTTCCTGGTGTGTGCCCAAGAGAGCTTCGTAAGGAGCGATTTAATCAGCTTTCTCCAATCATCTCCAAGCTCGCGAAACAACGTCTTCTCATCCACATGTGAATGCAGGTCTTGAAGGGTTTCGAAGAATCCATTGCTCTGATTAACGGCATCATGTGCGGTCAACCCTCGATAAAGACTTCGCATCTCTGGCTCGAATGTCAACAAATATTGCGCTAAAACTGAACCCTTATGAGCAACCCACCCAGGTGTGTTAGGATGGAAACTCAAGGTAGTGGCCAAATTGAACGTGGCTAAGACTCTCAGTAGTACTCGCTTGGCATTCTCACATGAGAAGATATCTTTGAACAAGGGTCCAAGTACCATGGCGCCCTGTATTTTGGACACCGCTGACTCCACAGAATTGACGGGACTAAGAAAGTTACTCAGAACTGATGCATTCTCCACTTCATCAGGAAACTTGATACCATCAGGAAGAAACAAACCGTTCGAAGTATTCTGGCTTTCCAGATCGTACTCTGCCAAACACTTCGCTACTTTGCGCACCTCCTTCTCTACTTGTCTCCTTTTTTGCGGCTGACTGAGTATGCGGATAATGTATCCCAACACTAAGACCACCAGATATACAAGTAAAGACCACAATGTATTCTGAACTCGAACCTTGTATGCATCTGCGCTGTTCACCAACACTGCACATGACACACCAAAGGCTAGCTTTTCAATGGTAGTCCAAGCTTTTGCCCGAGTCAACAATGTCGCTCTTTTTGCCTCTGGTAAATGTACAAATCCTGCCGCTGTGGGGTCTAGCATGTTCAGGAAATAATGCACCAATACTGCGTGAATCGCCGCTGATGGAAAGGCCACCAAACTCTGCAGATACACAAGATACCGCTGGTCATTGGTAAGCCTATTCAATTCAAAGTTCGTTAACCATGGAAAACCGTAGGAATACGAAGCAAGTCGAAGCTCAACCTCCAGTTTATCAGTCTCGACTGAACGTGCTGCTTCATCTGGTGGTAAATCCCTAACTTGCTCAAGATACTCAATTCTCTGCGCTCCTGGTCTCGTGCCTGGTTCAAGAACTATTTGCCATCGATTCATTTGCTGGCAGAATACGAGCTTCGGATTGCCTTCATTCTCTACCCACTGAGCGCCAGGTGGACGGCCCAAACTGGGGCTTTCGTACACCATCCTATTAGTCGAACCATACAATGTCAGGTTCAATAGTTCAAGGCTTTGGCGCACTTGGTCCGGGTCTGGACAATCAGGTATCTCAAAATGAGCTCTCGGGCGATGTAAAACAGGCTCATCGACTATGAATCGAAGGGATATATCAGGCCCCTCAATGCTCGGCGGGTATCTGTACCCTTCTTCCTGCCAATATCTTCCAAAGAACGCTAAACCGGGATAATCGAAAACCAGTCCGTAAGCGGTTCCTCTGTGACGTATGGTACATCTGCCCCCGAATCCGGGCATGGTCTCTCTTACGATAAAGTACTCATGTAAGATAGAAGTGGGAACACTAGGTGGGACAGCTGGTATCATACTCAAATCGAAACAAGAAAAAATCGCTAAAAGTTCATTTCGCAAATTTATATCAGTACACATTTGCGCAAACTGGGGCTTTCTCGTCACTTTCTGAATAAAACTAACGAAATCATCAAATATCGCAACACCACTCAGAGCGTGTTTGGTGAAATCTTGAGTCATGGTGTAGGAAAAGAAAAGTTGTGTGCCAATTATGTCACTAAGATCTTCTGGCACTTTATCACTTACCAACTTCATCATATTTCCCATAACCATGAGAAGGGGCTTGGTTGGAATCGTCTTTTGAGCCTCTGTCATTGCATTGCCTAAAATACCGTCAGGCTGGGCGTCAATTGAATATTCCACTAGTCCTCGCAGCGCATCTAGTGATACGAGATGTCCATCTCGAACACTGCGCGTCAAATCCAATTCATTCGTTGTTATAAGTTCTTGATACAACGTATGCATCACTGCGAAGAAATTTTCACTACCTGGGGGTCTTATTTGACTGAGTACTTGCTTGGTTAAGTGTTTTCGCGTTTCGTCGGTGTTGACTTCAAAGCTTAGCACGTTATCTGGAACATACTTACTTGGGTCAACGTCTACGTACAAATACTCGGGCTGGGTCGGGTCCTTTCGGACCGAAGGGGGCACGTCAGCTAGTCCTAGACGTGCATCGACAGAAGTCCCTGTCAAAATCTCACTGCTCAAGGGCAGCGCTTCGCCTGCTGGCGGTCTCGTCGCTGTGACGGCACGTGATCTGTTGATGGTGTTTTGATTCATGGTAAATAAACCCAGGAATACGAAACACCCATCAACAAACCACCCTGGAAAAAGGGAGGTCTGGAGACGGGGCAACCTTGCGCTCTACTACACCCGAAGGCTTTTGGTTGATTAAACTGTAGCAAGCTACTCAAGTTCCTTCAACACGCAGGTTGGCTTTGTTTCGGTGCACAGACTCGATAAGATACTGGAATAGACGAAAATCATGCCTAACACTCATCTTCTGGGAGTCCTCGCACCCCGGTAATGTCACTGTTGCTACGAAGTGTGACAAACTTCGTTGTTGGTTTGCCTATGCAGTCCCCTCAAGTACTACTCTTTGGGGAGGCCGTTTGATTACCCAGTTATGAAGAAATCGGCACGCGCTGCGCGTATATTCTTCCGTCTGGAAATGGTTGATTACCATTATTAGTTCTACATTTTTTACAGAGTCGTTGATAAACAGTATTCTCTGGGTTCCGTAGCCATACATACTTCTTGATACGGTATACAAGAAGTCGCCCCCTAATAAGACAGCAACGTGGGGTCGTTACTGAATTGATGTGATGTATTTTTATTTTTATTCTCTTTTGGTGTGCTTGAGTATGCTAATGTAGTATGACTGTGAAAGAATCACATGAATGAATGATAAGACCTACATAAGGTCTACTGACACTAATGTTAAAACACATATAAAAGGGGGGGTGGATGCTTTTTGAGAAAATTTATCCGTTAAAACAAAAGGTCCGTTTTGATAAATGAGACGGTACTCATTGAAGTTACCCTACTCGTTGCCGAGTGTGGTCAAGTGGTACAGCGTTGCCGCTGCATACTTCGTTTTGCCGGATTACCCTTTGACGGGCTGAAAGAGTCTACCTTTCACCTATTTTAGTCATATATCCTTACCGGATATGTGAGTAAGACTATTCTCACTGGAGCCGTGCGTTGCCGC